CCATGTCCACTAAACCAAGATTCTGTTATAGACCATTGTGTAGAACTCTTAAATATAGGAGCTCCTGTGATATAGATATCACCACATCTTACACAATTACAATCTATATTATACTTTAAATGTATTTCTGAATTTGGTACATCTATTCCAGATTTATTGTAAAATGGATTTAATCTTGCTGCTTCATTTTTAGCAACACTTATTAATGAATAAGTTGCATTTGCTTTTTCTTCCAAACAAGACATACAATCATCATAATAGAATCCTGCTGCTAAACCAAGGTCAGTAAATGTTGCTTGTTTGTATCCTAAATTTGATGTACTATCGGTAGGACCACCGAGTAAAAATTTACCAACATTAGGATCTGGTAATGATTTTGGAAAATAACAATCATTGCCATCTGTAAATATTTTACCTACAACATCACCTATAACTGTAAATTTTAATTTTGTAAATTCTGATACTGGAATATCTTTTAATGCTGTATTCCTATAATTAGGAGCATTCTTATCAGCAAAAGATAACATTTTATCTATTGCTCTTTTTGGTTTATATGATTTCTTATTACAGGTAGAACATCTATTGTCACTTTCTCTTTTATCACCACCAGATAAACAATTCGTTTCTCTTAAATATTCAGCATCACCAAAATCTAATGATGTTCTCTTTGGTTTGCATAATTCAAATCCGGTTTCTTCTGGTTGTAGACCAGAACCAACACCAACCATATAGCCATTTATAGGTAATGTTGGATTTAAAGGTATTACATTTGTAATATCAAGTTTTAATCCTGCTGCAAGTATCTGCGCTGGATCATATATCTGATAATATTTTATACCGCTTACATATTGTGCTTCTAATCCTTTAAACCCCCATACAGAACCAAAACGAACTTCACCGTAAAGTCTTAATGGATTTGCACCCTCTTCTCTCTGTAAATCTCCTACTTGCCAACAACCAACTACTTCTCCAGATTCACAACTTACTGCACATTGATATAATTTATTTGCTCCGTGGCAAGGTCCAAATCCTAGCCAAAATCCACTCATTGCATAGAATTTATTAAAACTTACTTCACCATTTGCACCTGGAAAATTTCTCCAACCTGATGTGGATGATGCTGTCCAATTTTCTCCATTATATAATTTATATTCAATATAAGCATCAGAATAATATATGTCAGTTCTATTTGTTTCTATTTTATTATCTACTATTGGCATTCCACCGCCATAATTTTCAGATCTTTCTGGATCTATAACTCCTTGAATACTGTATTGAAAATCTAATCTTTTCAATAAAGTTTCTGCTAAGCAACTGATCTTTTTATCACTGAATGGTGGGAATAATGGTTTTTCACATTCACCACAACTTGGAGCGTAGTTAAACCCCTGGGTATAGTCTGCACACCCCGCTCCCTCTGATGTACATTTATTATAAGTTGCATCATAACCAGGATCTTTATGTGCTACAGTTTTTATTATATCTTGTTTTTGTTTTTCACTGTTTATAATAACAGTACCATCAGAAGGATCTATTCTTGTTTTAAATACAGGAGTAGTTTCTTCTACTATAACATAGAATGTTGATAAGTCTGTTGCCATATTATCTTGTAATTGCTGGAGTTACTATAAATCTTCCCTGAAGCACTCTAAACACAACTATATTTCTATCTAATCCATTTGAAATGGTTTCAAAATTTACAGTTTGACCTTCATTTGGTAATTTAAAAAATATAAGTTCTAAATCATAAAGATAATTACCATAATTTATTCTTCTTGTAATAAATGATGATAATGAAATTTTAATATTTGGTGTTGTTAAAGCAACAGCAGCACCTTCTGGTTTTCCGTTTGATAAACTTAAATCTATAGCATTTGAACCCAGTGGATTATAACTTTCACCGAATAGAGATACTGGTCCAGAATCTGTTAGATCTATTGGGTTTAGTTCTACAATGCTTGCGTTTACTGAATTTCTAACTTGCATCTTGGCAAATACGCCGCATATGCCAGGTCTTGTGTTGTTTGTTAATTCTTCTTCAAACCCAACAGGGATTGCAGTTATTGACGGTGCTCTAGATGGAGGTGTTGTACTATTTAAATTTACAATAGTATTGGAAATATCTTTAAACTTTAATTTTAATTTAAAACTAGAACCTTCTTCAATTTTTATATCATAATAGGCTGCTGGCATCGAAAGGTTTACCTCCTGTAGGATCTGCTTGTGGTGCTACCGTATTTATATCACCTTGTGGGGCAGCTTCACCCCCACCCATTCCGGGTTGACCCATTCCTTGTCCTTGTGGAGATAAACCAGCAGCCATAGCAGCTTCTTGTTGTTTTTGCATTTGTATCATTTGTTCTTCATTGATTTCACCATCAATTTGAGCAATATCTCTATCAGTTTGTCTTAGTAGATTCTTTCTTAACCATCTATCAGAATAGAATTTACCAGAATAATCTGCTGCATCTCTTAGAATTGCTATACGATCTTTCAAGATTTCTGCTTGTTTGGATTCTGCAAAATATGAATCCGAAGCGTATTTGAAAGCAACATCTTGTTGAATCATTTTCCAATCTTCATCACTCATTACTTGTTTTGCTAAAAGTTGTGTTCTTAAGAAGTTTAGGAACAATTCACTAAATTTCATACGAAGTCTATTGATGAATTTTGAAAACTTTAATTCATCTCTACTTATTTCAGATGCACGACCCATATTGAATCCATTTTCTGATTCAATTCTACTGATTGGTATATTTAATGCTTTTAATAATTTCTTTTGGAAATAAAGAACATCTTCCATCTCACCAAGGTTTTGACCACCGGGTAGTGTTGAAATTTCTGTTCCTTTACCACCTTCACGACGAGGTAGCCAATAATCTTCCAACATACTCATGTGTTTACGATCATCACGAATTTCTCCGGTGTTTGCATCGTAAACAAGTTTGTTACGGAATCTATTCATTTGATCCCGCATATATTGTTCTGCTTTATTCTTTGGCAAGGAACCAACATCAATATAAAATACACGACGCTCTGGTGCTCTTGCCCAGCGATAAATTACTGTAGCATCTTCAACCATTCTTAATTGATTGAGTGGCTTAATTGCCTTGTGTAGATAGCCAACTATTCTTTTACTAGAATAGTCATATAACCCAGAATGAACATAGTTAATACTATCTACAGATATTCTTAATCCTTTTGTATCATATGGATTTAATTTTTCATAATTAGAAAATACATAATATTCTCTAACATCTTTTATAAGAGGAATATTTCCTACAGATGCATCCTTTTTAACTTCTCTAATTTTCTTTATCAGTAATGGATCTATAAGACGAATTTCCTTTAACCCCATTGTGCTATCATCATGTAAAATATGATGGTAGTATATTCTACCATCAATATACCATTTTCTAAAAATTTCAATTCCTTTTTTATTAAAGTTTAATAGTTGTAATATTGTTTGAAACTCTTCAAACATTATATCTTTAATTTCATCTGGAATATTAACTCTATCAAGATCGAGTTCAACTATTTTTCCAGTTGCATCTTCTGTTATTGCATCATTACAAATATCATCAATTGCTGCGTCTAATTCAGCATGTAATGACATTTCTCTATATTTTCTTATAAGTTCTACATCACCTTTTAGGGTTCCATCTAAATCAATGTATTGTCCTTGAAAGCCTCCGCCTTCAACAATACTAGAACCATCGTCCATTGCCTTTGGGACAAATGATTCTAGTTTGTTCGACTCTTTTTTCTTGCCAAATGAAAACCCAAATAACTCAAAAGCCATAATAAATATCCTTTTCTAAAAATAATGAAGTGGATTTAGAAACTAATTCCAAAACCAGTTCCATTTGCTGTCTGGATGCCGAAGGAGTTGCTTTGACTACTATTACCAGCAGTATTTATACCGAAGGATGTACCACCAGCGGTCTGTACACCGAATGAGAATCCGTTGTTTGACTGTGACTGGTTGTTTACTTGTGGACCTACACCTGCAACATTTGTTGCACTATTAGTTTGATATGGTGAAGAACTTGTCACGAAATATGAATATTTGAATGTTATTTGGAAATCAGAAACTGTATCATTTTGATCGTAGCCTAATTGAATTTGTGAAACTAATTCTGGCCACAAATCAAAAAACTGATACCATTTTACTACTCTGTAGTTTCTATCCAATTGTGAAACTGTAGCAACACCGAATGCTGCTCTTGGATTTGGATATTGTGTAGAGTTTCCTGCATGAGTATTAAA